AAGAGTTACATCTGTTCTGGTAACTTGGTACGCCATGCTCAACAACAAGGTATCTTTGTGGTACTCATTGATTCAGAAAACGCTTTGGACGAAGATTGGTTAAGAGCATTAGGAGTTGATACAAGCGAAGATAAATTATTAAAATTAAACATGGCCATGATTGATGATGTGGCAAAAACTATTAGCAAGTTTATGGCTGATTACAAAACACAGCCGATAGAAGATAGACCTAAAGTAATGTTTGTGATAGATAGTCTTGGCATGTTATTAACACCTACTGATGTAAATCAGTTTGATGCAGGTGATATGAAAGGTGATATGGGACGTAAGCCCAAAGCACTTACTGCACTTGTACGTAATTGTGTTAATATGTTTGGTAGCCATAATGTAGGACTTGTTGCTACTAATCACACTTATGCTTCACAGGATATGTTCGACCCTGATGATAAAATTTCCGGAGGTCAAGGTTTTATATATGCAAGTAGTATTGTAGTTGCTATGCGTAAACTAAAACTTAAAGAGGATGAAGATGGAAATAAAGTTACTGATGTACTTGGTATTCGTAGCGCCTGTAAAGTTATGAAAACACGTTACGCAAAACCTTTTGAAAGTGTACAAGTGAAAATTCCCTACTCAACAGGTATGAATCCATACAGTGGGTTACTTGACTTGTTTGAAAAAGTAGGACTTCTAAATAAAGAGGGCAACCGTTTAGCATACACGACAAATGACGGCGAAGTATTAAAGTTTTTCCGTAAGGGCTGGGAAACAAATGAAAACGGATGCCTAGATAAAGTTATGGTTGAATTCAGCGAAAAACAAACAAATAAGCTAAGTACTGTTGCTAATATTGAGGAGGAAGCAGTATGAGTTTAAATGCAATAGCTGAAATTTGGGATATCCTGCGTATGCATATTGATCTTAATGAAAGAAAAGAGGCAGCAGAAACACTGGTAAATTATTTGATGGAAAATAATTACGAGGCGAGTGACATTAAACAAGAGTTTAGAGGTGACAAAGAAATAGCAAAAGCAGTTTTAATATATGATGATCATTCACTACATGAGGAAGAAGAGGATGATTATGACGATGACTATGATGATGACCATTACTAATTAAGGCCTATATGACTTGGTATGCTAAAGTTTCAACTGATTTATCAGAAATACCTAATTTTATATCACACTATGATAGTGAATTAGTTTCTGCTAAAAATGATGTTAAAATATTTGGTAATTTAGAAAAAAATATTTCTGCTTTACCTGGTATAACTGAACATAGATTTAATCAGCTTCAAGAAATTGAGGCTGTGTTAAATTATTTGAATATTCAATTAAGAAAAATCAGACGTAGACATTTTCAAAAATACTTAGAATCTTACAATCGAGTATTAACTAGCCGTGATGCTGAAAAATATGTTGACGGTGAGGAAGAAGTAATTGATTTTGAAACTATAATAAACGAAGTAGCACTACTACGCAATCGTTGGTTAGGCATACTTAAGGGACTGGATGCTAAACAATGGCAAATGGGGCATGTTGTTAAATTGCGCACTGCTGGTATGGAAGATATATCACTATGAGTTATAATTTTCAAGGACAAGGAATGTTACAAGCCACTTCTACAAAAACAGGTGGATACAATATATCCTCTTTAGACGATATTTTTAAAGAAATTGAGTTTAATGAAAAAAATAAAATGCGAGTAGATCCTGCAGATGGGCTTGCTATAAGTGTTTCTAATTATAGACAACGGGAACTAAGAACTTATGGTAGTGTGTTACAATCAGATCATGATACGGCTTCCAGCATTCGTGATTACTACAGTAAAAAACTAATTGTAAGAACACTAAAAGGAAAACCATTAAGTAAATTTAGACAAGACCTTAGCGATTATCTAAGTAAAGGCTATACAAATGAATACCCAGAAAAGTATATGGGTATGATTTATAAATTGCCTGAGTTTTATTTCTACGATTTAGAAATAGATAAACTACGATTGAATTCAACCAATGAAAAAGTTGACACTCATATTGGAGTTAAAAAATTAAACTTTTTAACCAAACTATATAGAAGTGCCAAATCAACAGGTTCTTACACATTTTGGTTTCATGATGAAAACAAAAATTTGTACAGTATGCAAATTTATAAAGAAAACGAATTGTTAGAATTGTTCCAGTCAGTGTGCGAATATGGTACTGTTACAATCAGCGGTAAGTTTTTGAGTATGTCCAAAGATGATCTAAATTATTACAAAATTTGCAACCCTAGGTTGTTATTTTTGAAACATTGACAATAAATCCGTTCGGGCATATAATAGCTTCATTGATGCAATATGTTATATAAATTGCAACACTTGACAATAAATCAGGTTACATGTATAATGTCACATAACTTGATAATTAGGAGCTGATAAATGAGTACGATTCTTGTCAAATTCGGTGAATATCGCAACAAGCCCGTAGTCAATCAAGAATTCACACTTGTCAAAGATTTTCAGACAGGTAAAAAAGGTAACTATGTTACTGTAAAAAATGACGGTCAATTTGACATTGGTATTGATGTTGTCAAGGTGAAAGTTAATTCTATTAATGATATTGTATTTGTAGATGGAGAGCCAAACGTGACTGAAAACGCAATTGTATTTAAAGCAAAAGAAACTAAACCCGTCGAGACCGATGAGGAAGCAATGAATCGTATTGCTACCCGTTTCGCAGTACTTGATGAAATGACTAAGGCAGCAATCAATAGCGATATTCGGGCTATGATTGTATCAGGTCCCCCGGGTGTAGGTAAGTCGTTTGGTGTAGAAACACAATTGGAAAAGGCAAGTATGTTTGACAAGCTTGCTGGCAAACGTGTGCGTTATGAAGTTGTTAAGGGTGCAATGACTGCACTGGGTCTGTACGCACAATTGTACAAATACAGTGACAAGAAAAATGTGTTGGTGTTTGATGACTGCGACAGTGTATTTCAGGATGAGTTGTCACTCAACATTCTAAAGGCAGCACTTGATTCGGGCAAACGTCGCCGTATCTGCTGGAACAGTGATAGTTCTATGCTACGCCGTGAGGGTATCCCGGATCAGTTTAACTTTGAGGGTTCGGCAATCTTCATCACTAACTTGAAGTTTGAAAACGTCAAGTCTAAGAAACTGCAAGATCACCTTGAGGCATTGCAAAGTCGCTGTCACTTTCTTGACCTAACTATTGACACGGAGCGTGACAAGATGTTGCGCATTAAACAGGTTCACCGTGACAGTGAAGGTGGTCTGTTCCGTGACTACAATTTTGAAGAAGGGCAAGCAGAAGAAATTTTTGCTTTCATGCAGGATAACAAAAACAAATTGCATGAACTTAGCTTGCGTATGTGTTTGAAAATTGCTGATTTGGTCAAGATTAGCCCCAATTGGAAAACATTGGCAAGCACTACATGTATGAAACGTAGTTAAGATTTTTCAACTAGGCAATGGGAGCTTCGGCTCCCATTAGCCATTTATATTGTATTAAGATTTTGTTTACGTTATAATATTATTATGCACAGACTAATAAATGCTGAAGAACTTTTGGACTTAATGTTAAGTCATTTGAGTTTATCACGGTATGATCAAAAATTTTTCTATAACTTGCAACTACAAAACGTGTTGCCTAGAAAGCCAATCACAACTAATCAGGCTGCACTTTTTACTAAAGTTGTGAAAAAATATAATAGACAATTGGCTTTGTTTAAATTGGATGCAGATCAAGTAGCTGAACTGCCTTGGACACTCAAGATTATACAAAGCAGTCCTGAATATACACACGCACACATTAGTATAGAAAACGATCAATTAATTTTACGTAGTCCGTTTAGGCAAGCGTTTGTGCAGGATTTTAGAGATAAATCAGTAATGATTTGGGACAGAGAAAACCGATATTATCATACTGAATTTGGGTTGTACAAATTAAAAGCAATTCTTAACAGTGTGATGAAGCATTACCAAGACATAAAGCTTTGTCCAGCTGTTCAAAAAATTATCGATGATATTTCAATTTATGATGAAGAAAGTTGCTGGGATCCCACATTGACTATATGCAATAACAATCTTTATATTTTTAATTTAAATGAATCATTAGCCTCAGCAATACGCAACATTGAGTTAAATACTGAACTAAGTACATTAGCGTTACTAGCATCGTATGGAATAGGGGTAAGTGAAAGTTTAAAAAAAGAACTTCAAAAAATTTATAGTATCGAAGATTTAACTTTTGCTATAAACAGACAGGCAATTCACGAAGTTTCAGATATAGCAGGATTGGCAGACAAACTAAAAAAGATTGAATGCGAATATGCGTTACATGCAACAATACACCAATCATCCGAAACAAGAGATGAATATCACAAACTTCTTGCACAGTATGTAGATTTCCCAATTCAATCTACAAATATGCGTAAATTTGATTACCCTGCTAAACAATTTAAAATGTCAGTTATTTTAAAGCCTATGTCTGCATATAGTTTTACGAGTGCTGGATGTTTCTTTGCAGGAAAAATAATAAATTTAGTAAATTCTAACCCGATAGAAATTAAATGAAACCATGTAAAATAATAATCAAAGATGAAGTAAATTGCAAGATAGAGGGACTAGAGTTAACAGAACGAAAGTCACTGATGAAAATGTTTGAGTATGAGGTACCTGGTGCGAGGTACCTTCCTGCTGTTAAACTTGGTAGATGGAATGGAAAGGTAAGTTACTTCAGCTTAGGTGGAAGCACTTATATCAACCTACTTGATAAGATTATTCCAGTCATTGATAATGCAGGATATGACATTGAATTAAATGACTTGCGTGAAACATCACATGAGTTTCAATTTACTCAAATGTCCGAAAATACATTTAGTAATATAAATTGGCCTAAAGGACACACTATGGAAGGTCAACCTATCACACTAAGGGATTACCAAGTAGAAATCATAAACAGTTTTTTAGAGAATCCACAATCAATACAGGAAGTAGCTACAGGCGCCGGCAAAACTATTATGACTGCTGCATTAAGTCATAGCGTAGAAAAATATGGTCGTAGCATTGTTATTGTACCTAACAAATCATTGGTAGTACAAACAGAAGCAGACTATATTAATCTTGGTCTTGATGTGGGCGTTTATTTTGGTGATAGAAAAGAGTTAGGACACACACATACAATCTGTACTTGGCAAAGCTTAAACTATCTTATTAAGAACAAAGAAGAACTAGAAAACTGGACAAAGATCGGAGTCTTTACTCAAGATTTAGTTTGCGTTATAATTGATGAAGTACATCAAGCAAAAGCAGATGTATTAAAGACAATGCTGACTGGTCTGTTTGCTAATGTGCCAATTCGTTGGGGTCTAACTGGCACAATACCTAAAGAATTATTTAGCAGTCAATCATTATATGTAAGTATTGGTCCTGTTATTAATAAACTTGCTGCTAGTGAATTACAAGATAGAGGAGTTCTTGCTAACTGCCATGTAAATGTTATTCAACTACAAGACCATGTTGAGTTTACAAACTATCAAAGTGAGTTAAAACATTTATTAGAGGATAAAAAACGATTAGATACCATCGCACAAATAATACTCAATGTTAAAGAAACTGGCAATACACTTGTATTAGTTGATAGAGTAAATGCAGGTAAGGAACTAATAGATAGATTACCTGGCGCTGTGTTTGTCAGTGGTGAAACTAAGCTTACAGAACGGAAAGAAGAATATGATGACTTTGCAACCAGTGATGATAAAGTGGCTGTTGCGACATATGGTGTTGCTGCTGTAGGTATTAATATTCCAAGAATCTTTAATTTGGTTTTGGTTGA